GCCGAAAAGAAGAAGCCGTGTCGTTTCTTTCAAACCGCTGAAGGTTGCCGGTCCGGCGACGTGTGCAAATTCGCACACGCCGCCGACAGTGAGCTGCCTAAGACGGAACGTAAAACAAAAACTACCAAGCCTCGTAAAGAGGTTGACAAGACGAGTTTCAATTACATTGTCTCTAGGTTTGGCGTCGAGCGTGGCTCGGATGCCCATCGCATGTGCCTCTTCTTTGGCGTTCCTCATTATGTTGTGCAATTCAGCAATGAGGTTCGCAATTCACATGAGGTCTCTGCAACTTGCCGCAGCGCAGCTCGCATTGCGAACTGGCGTGCTGCCAAGGAAGCATTGGACGCGATCCCACCTGATGACCCATCGCATGGACTGCTGGGGGTGTTTTTCCCCGGCAAGAAGGAAGTGCTCTGGGCCAAGGACATTGCTGATTGTGACATTCTGTTGTTCAGAGATCAGTTGTACCCCAGCGACTTTGCGCGCGAGGGGCGCCGTTGCCATTGGCCAGATGCGGCTAAGTGGGCCAGGTGTCGGGTGTTCGTCGTTTGTGACTGCCCTGCCCTTAGCCTTGCCGCTATCTATGATTTGCTGCCGTGTCCGGATGAGTCCAGAGTTTACATCTCGGGTCGTGACCTTCGTGGCCGACTTGGAGTGGAAACGTATGAGCTCCCGAAGTTCACCTCGGATGAGGTTGAGCTCCCGCGCAAAACTGCCTATGGCGTTCTCTGGGACTGTGCCAATCCGAAGGACGAACTTCCCTACGTCAGGACGTGGCCATCTGCCTATGCGGTGGAGGACCACTATGATGATGTTTGGGCCCAAAAACCTTTGTTCGTCACTCAGAGTGGTACGCTCCTCAATGGCGTGCCGTATCTTGTCCATGTCAATTCCCGTGTTGCCTCTTTGACTCTGGCAACTGTTGTATTTCAGGGTTCTGGAAAGACCATCGTTAGTGCTCGGGCAAATCCCTATTTGCTCATTGACGGTAATGGCGTCCTCCCTGCTTTGCGGCAGTCACTCGAGGTGAAGATTGGTCGTGTGGGCGCAGGTCCTAGACAAGGAACCAATTATGTGTTGATTGTGCAGTCGCTTTTGGACGAAATTCTCCCGAAGAAACACCCATTGTGGGTTTCTCCTGTGGTTGAGGGTGATGTTCAGATTCATGTTGAAGCAGTCACAGCAGCGCGGAAAATTACCGAGCAGCTTGTGATTGACGCTCCCGTTGAGCTCAGGCTCCCGGTGGAAGCGGGCTTTGACACGGCTGCCTTCGAGGCCTCCAAGCGGCATTTCAGCGATAAGTTACCAGAACCAATTGCTGAATTGTTTGCCTTGTTGGCTCGTCGACGCACATGGTTGGAGCTTGGGGCTGATTTGATTCAGTATATCACTAAGTTGGTGAAGCAAGCAGCTGCCTATTTTCGTGCGCGTTTTGCGAGCGAGCCTAAAGGTGACTCAGTAGCCGACCATGAGATGCTGGAACTTTCACTCCTGTCTCACCTGCACCGCTTGATCTCGCATCATGAGAGCTATGGTGGTTTTATCATCAAAACAGACAAACTGAAGGCACGCATGTCCCGTTTCATGCAGTCTTTGGGATTTGTGCGGAATATTGCACAGGCGCACGCCAACTGGCAAGAGAAGAACCCTAGGTTGTCCGAAGGTTTCTCGATTATCAGTGGGCTTTTGCTTGACCTTGGCAAGATTCTGATGCAAGTTGTGGCTGAGGAACTTTTGAAGAAAGTTTCGACCGTTGTTGCTGTCATTTTCACTTTTGTGGAGACTGCTGTTGCCTTTTTGGCGACTGTTTCCTCTGGGGATGACTGGGACCTCGTGTCAACAATCTTTGATAGGTTTCTGGCTGCCGTTATGCACATGGTGCTCGCTTACACCCCTTTGCCGATCTCTGTGATCCTCCACCTCCTTTACAACGTTGTACTAGGAATTAAGGTGGTGGACTCGGGGGCTGTCAGGATGTGGCGAGTCGTGAGCAACGCCATTGATCGCTTGCGTACGTTGGCCGCCATTGAGGAGTCGCAATCTGCTGAGCTCCCTCTGGTCGATGTGTTGTCCGAGGGGTTTTCTGGTCCATGGGACACTGTTGATACTCAACCGCATGAGGGCCCCGTTACAAGGGCTCAACGTGATGAGGCTGGCATGATTGCCCCGCTTCACATGCCGCTTGAGATCAAAAAGTTGAAAGGACTCACCATTTGCTATCACAAGGAGGCAATAACCACGCCTACCTTTGTTGAACTTCTTCACGCTATGCATGGTGAGGAGGTGCGAACGGCTGGAGTATCTTTCTCTTTGGTGCACTATTGGGCCGGTAACAAGTTTCGTACTACGACTTCAACTCCCGTTGATGTTTGTCTAGCATATTCTCGTCGTCGCCTCGCTGACAAACCGGATGATAATGTCCGGGGCTGGGCCAAATCCGTTGACAAGGTGATTGGCGCTATGAAGCCATTTGCCGGCGTTGCCGTTGAGAGTACGTATGAGGATGTGCTTTTTGATATACAAGAACATTATACCGGTCGAGCCAGGCGCGACTGGGAGCGAGCACTTCATGAATGGGTTGATACTGGTCAAAGTTACCTTTTGTCGAAACATTTGCCTTTTAGGATCAAAGATCATGAGAGGCTGAAGGGCGCCGCCCCGGTTGAACCTGGGAACTGGCAGTTCAATTATTCGCCCCTTGGTTGTAACTACTTCTTGCAGGAGGATTTGCCTGCTTTTGGTGCTGTGAAGCCTCGGATCTTCTTTCCATATCCCAAACAAGACAATTTGGTTGGCCGGTTTTGGCTGCCTTCTGTCCGCACGGAGTTGCTTAGCCTGATGAATCGGGTTTGGTGGTTCCGTGATGGGAGTTTCTGGATGGAGAACAAGGGTGATGGTTGCACTCCGGTTCGTTTCGTCTGTAAAAAGACGAACACGCTTGACACTCTTGCCGAAGACTACTTGAGTGCATTGAATGGTGAAAACGGACTTGCTCCGTGTGTAACAGTCATGCTCAGTGGTGACGACACCAAGACTCTTTTTCCTGAGGGAATTTTTGGTGCTCCGAGATTTGGTGAGTTTGCAGCGGACATCGACAGTTGTGATATGTCTTGTCGGACTGGTGCCCAGTCTGGTTTCCGTTCTGTTTTGGGCATGCTTGGCGTGCCGCAATGGGTTATTGACAATTTGTCGTTGCTCACCACTGGTAAACGTACCTGTGAGTGGCGTGGCGGACCCTATGAGGGGCTGTCCATGTCCTTCTTTATTGAGGAGGAGACGACTTCCGGTGAAATGCTAACGAATGTGAAGGCAAATTTCATCACATTTGTCGCATATATTGAGACCATTTCCAGCATGTTTGCTCGGAAGATGCCATGGCACCAGTTTCCAACGGTTGCCACCAAGCAGTTCAAAAGATTAGGCTTAGGCGTGACTTTTGAGCGGTTCCATTTGTGCGACGAATGTCCTGAGTTTGCTGAGTTTGGCTTTGCTACCTTTTTGTCCACTGTGGCCATCGTTGTTTCTGGCGAGGTCATTGTGGTTCCAGGTTCTATTGCTAAGCTTGTTGCATTGAAGCGTGCCCCCGAAGACTACAGTCCAGAAGGTATTCCGTTTGTCGCTGCTGCGTACACGTACAACGGGATCCATCGCCGTACCCCTGAGGGTCGCGCGATTTTACGCTGGCTCCGTCGAATTGTCGATGCCCACCACCCAACATTTTCAGCGAAGG